TGAAGCGCCTGTTTCTTTTTTCAAATCACTGTTCGGAGGCTGATATGTCAACCCCTACCCAAGATACCCAAACGCCAGATGTACCGGCAGGCTATATGCGCAATGCCGCAGGATACCTGATCCCAACCGAGCAGGTACGTGAATCGGATCTGCTACGGGATGAAACCGTGCGCAATCTGGTCATACAGGCCATCGGAATTAACAAGACGCTGCGCAGCTATAAGGAGGCTGCAATCAATGACATTGCTGACCTGATTGCCATCAGTGCTGAGCGTTACGGGGCGAAGATTGGCGGCAAGGCGGGTAATGTCCAGTTACACACTTACGATGGGAAGTACCGGATTGAGCGGGTGATGGCAAAGCTCATCAGCTTCACGGAAGAGTTGCAGGCAGCGAAGGCGCTGGTGGAGCAATGCATTATCCGTTGGAGTGACGGCGCACGCAGTGAGCTGAAAGCCCTGGTCATGCGGGCATTCAAGCCCAATAGCAAGGGTGAATTGCGTACCAGTGCCGTACTTGACCTATTGCGGCTGGAAATTGATGACGATGACTGGCAGAACGCCATGCGGGCGTTGAAGGACTCTATTCAGGTGAATGGCAGCACGACGTATATCCGGGCGTATGAGCGCATTGGTATGACAGACCATTACCGCCTGATCGCCCTGGATCTCGCGGGGGTGATGGTATGAGCGAAAAACCCCACATTGCCATCCTGCGCAAGCAGTTTGCTGACAAGCCAGCCCGACTCAAGGAGATTCTTGCCCGCGAGCAAGCGCTGGAAGATGAGCTGACAGTGAAAACACCATTGGGTGCTGCTGATGTGCTACTACTGGTATTGGTGTCTCCCGTCCTGTTTGGGTTCTGGTTGGCGCTGGTGGCCTGGCGCTTCATCTTGCTATGCAGGAGGTCGTTATGATCAGCAACATTGCCAAGATCAAGATTGCACAGAAGCAATTGAACATGGAGGACGATGCCTATCGCGCCCTACTGCAACGCCTCACCGGCAAGCGCAGCGCGGCTGCGCTGACCGTCACCGAGCAATGCAAGGTATTGGCAGCCATGGTGCAACTGGGCTGGAAGCCCTCCAAGCCGCGCAAGGCACAAGGCAAGTCCTATACCCAGCCGCATAGCCGCAAACTGATCATGCTATGGAAAGACCTGTACCAGTCGGGGCACATTACCAACAAAACCAATGCTGCCCTGGAAAGCTGGTGCAAGTCCGAAACCGGCAAGGCCAGCCCCGACTGGCTATCGCCAGCCGAAGCCAAGCGCCTGATTGAAGCCCTGAAATCATGGGCAAAACGCCCAGTAAAGGCGGGAGAAACACCATGAGTGACAAACAGAAGTTTGTACGCCACACGGCGGCGCTATTTGTGGCTTGCCATCATGACAAGCCGGATGCAGGGCGAGCTGCCCAGTGGGCAGCGGCGCTCTGGAGAAAACTCACTGAAATGGGTTATGGCGACAAGCAGACAAACCCCAAGCCACGCAACCCTGATGCCGATTACCACCAGCAACTGAGCGACCGCCAGCGCAAGGCATTCGATCAGTTCTGGCTGGCGTTCGGTCATAAGCAGGGCCGCAACGGCGCAGCCATGCGCTGGCTACAACTAGGTGAATGCAAGGACGATGAATACCGTCAGATCATCAGCGCCGCCAAAGCGGAAGCCGCCAAACCCGTAACGCAAGGCCAGGTACGCAAGATGGCGCAAGGCTGGCTAACCGAGCGCCGCTGGCTGGATCACCTGGAATCGCCCGCTGCGGGCGTTACCAGCCCCGCCAGCAAACGGGCCGAAGAGTACCGCGCCCTGATAGGCGACCTCGACCACGCCAAGCGCACCATCGGCGCTTACAAACCAGACGAAGAAGGCCATGAATACTGGCAAGGCCAAATCGACAAGCTAACCAATGCAATTGAGACACTAAGGAGTAACTAAGTTGACAAATACCACTTATCAATCACAAGGAAACACTGAATTGAATAACGCTACGATATACAGTCTTTGACTAATCATTAACTACCTGAAGCCCGCCCCGTGTGGGCTTCTTTTTGCCTGCTTGAAATTCCCGTCATGCTCGGCTATTGTTCGCTTATGGATAACCTACTCAACACTCCCGACAGCAGCACCGCCCGTGCCAAATGGCCAGAAACACTGGTACAAATGCTCGACGGCACACAAGCCACCCTAATACGGCACGGGATGCAGGAAGAGCAGGCTGAGCAGGTGGCCTTAAGCATTATCCATGACCATGCAACAACATTTGGTGGATGCCAGTACTACCTGCCAAAAGGCGACGAGCTGAAACGCGCCATCCGCGACCGCGAAATCTACAAGATGGCAGGCAGGGTAGATGTTGCTATCCTCGCCCAGCGCTATAACCTAAGCATGAAGCAGATATGGGAAATCCAATGCAACCAACGCGCCCTGCACATCCGCAAAATTCAACCAGATTTATTCTAATCCGTTCATAACCTGAGTTATTCCCCCTTTTTAGCGCTCTCACAGTAGACTGATTACAACAACCTTCTTGTCTGTATATCGTTATTGTGAGGATAGCATTATGCTCAAAACACTCCTTCCCTGGCTGCTTAATGCCATACCCATGGGGGGTTATCGAACCTTTATTATCTCTGCCTTGCTGGTCATTACCGGGGGTGGGATGCTGGGCGCTGCCCTGATTGGCTGGCTACCGCTGGATGCTGTAGCGCCACTGGCATTGGCGACTTTCCTGCTGGGGTTGCAGGGCTTCTTTGGCCGGGCTGCAATCAGCGCCTTGGAAAACCAACTGGGGCTGGCCATTGCCCTGATCGTCCAAACCCGCGACCAAACCAAGCCCTCTATACCCGTGGCAAATGAGAACTCGGTTACTAGAAAATTTATAACTTATTGATTTTTCAATAATGGTTAAAAATACTGAAACCGAAGAGTCAATTGCCGTGGGTATACTCCATTAGCCGAGATGGCCGGGGGCTTTGCGCCACTGCCTGAAATTGCCTTGCCTGACCCAATTCCCGAACCTGAAATTCCCGCTAATAAATACCCGAATACTGACGCTGAAGACCGTAAAGCAACTGGCCAAGACTGGCAATGAGGTGAATCATGCAATTTGAGGCTGCATTCTGCGCGTTAATTGATACCGAAGGCGGCTGGTCTGATGACCCGAATGATCCTGGCAACTGGACATCAGGTATGACAGGGAAGGGGGAGCTTCGCGGGACTAAATTCGGCATCGCAGCCAACACCTACGGAGCGATGGATATTCGCAACCTGACGCTGGATCAGGCGCGGGAGATTTATAAGCGAGACTATTGGGATATTTGGGCGGAACTACCTGGATTGACATCCAGTATGCCTGACTCCCTGCTGTTTGAATTGTTTGATGCCAGTGTTAATGCCGGGAAGGGCAATGCAGCGCGATTCTTGCAGCGGGCAGTGGGGGTTACGGACGATGGTAATATCGGCCCTGCGACCCTGGCGGCACTGGATCATGCCTTGCTGGATGTCGGGGTTGCCCGTGTTGAGCAATGGTTCCTGGCGGAAAAGCTGGAGCATTACACCAACCTATCAAGTTGGCCACGCTACGGCAAAGGATGGGCGCGGCGGGTAGCGAAAAGCCTGCGAAACGTCTGATATGTTACCGAAGGCTGACCAGAAATTGGGTGAGTTTGTGTTGGCTCTGATTGTGATCCTTGGCGCTTTCTGGAGTGGCGCGAAGCTCTCCCAATGGGCAATTGCCGCAACTTGCGCTGCGCAGGGCGCTTCACTCATTAATAATGTGGCGCATGTGTGCCATGCAGACCCAAACATAAGGATAACCCGTGGACGACTTAGACAGGGCGCAACAAACTGAAGAGATGCATCTGGTGCTTGCCTTGATCAATACCCTTGCCTTGATCAATACCCGCATGGTGCAGGAAGCGCCTGAGATGGATGGGCAGGGGAACCGCCTCTGTCTGGAATGTGGGGTAATTATCCCCGTATTACGGGTTTCCCTGGTGGGCGCAGTGCGCTGCATTGAGTGCCAGACATTGCTGGAAGCCCATAACCGCAACTACAAAAAAGGCCATGCATGACATCCGTAGAAATTGAAATCCCCCAACTAATTGGCATGTTGCTGTCCTTTGCAGCCATGTTGGCAACGTTTGGCAAGGTCCTGGCGGGAATGCTCGATACCCGCCTCAAGCGTATCGAAGACCAGAACAAGAGTGAAAGTGAAGGCTGGAAACGTCTGGAACGCGAGCTGATGGATTTACGCGCTGACCTGCCCTTGCAGTATGTACGGCGCGAAGATTATGTGCGCGGCCAAACCGTCATAGAAGCGAAGCTGGACGCCCTTTATAACAAACTGGAAGTTGCCCAGTTGCGGGCAGCCACCAAGGAACCCCATGAATATTGACCATGCAAAAATCCGTCGTGAAGCCCTCCGCTGGCTACTGATCCTGGCGCTTAACCACTCCAGGCCGGTACGGGCACACGAAAGTATGCTGCTATCAACAGCACACGGGGTATACGGCGATACCACCGAAATGGAAATACGGCGCGAATTGGGATATTTGGAAGAGCGGCATCTAGTCGAGGTTGAACGCAACCCGGCGGGTTTCTGGCTGGCCTCACTCACCAGTGCAGGGGTAGATATTGCTGAATACACGGTTGATTGCCGCCCCGGTATTGCCCGCCCAGAAAAATACTGGGCAGGAAGCAGCTAATGGCGCGGTCAAGCAGCATTGAAACCCTACCACTGGAAGTAAAGGCATGGCTAGATAATGCCCTGATGGCACAAAACTTTCAGGGCTACGAGGCATTGGCCGCAGCATTGCAGGAGCGGGGCTGCACAGTCAGTCGTTCTGGCGTGCATCGCTATGGGCAAAAGCTGGAACGTCGCCTATCTGCCATCAAGGCCAGCACGGAAGCCGCCAAAATGCTGGCAGCCAATGTGGATGACGCCGAAAACCACCTGTCTGGCAGCGTCATTTCACTGGTGCAATCCGAGTTATTTGAAACCCTACTGAATCTGCAAGATGCTGACCTGGAAGATGACCCCGCCGAGCGCATGAAGCTGCTCAGCAATGCTGCCCGCAGCATCTCTGAGGTGAGCCGTGCAAGCATTGCCAACAAGAAATGGCAAGGCGAAGTCCGTGCCAAAGCAGCCATTGTTGCCAACAAGGCCGAGGCGATTGCCAAGAAAGGCGGGCTGAGTGCTGAAGCCGCTAAAGCCATCCGCCGTGAAATCCTGGGGATTGCCGAATGATCCCCGCTGCACTTGCTGCCGCAACACCTACCCCTGATAGCGTCC